CTCAAGATTCCTTAAAGATAGACCGAGCCACTCTGATAATTTCAGAGTAGACTCTCCTCTTGATGAAAGGTTTCCACTTCCATACGACCCCTGTTACGGGATCATCATTGAAGTGAGGGACTGGAAGGTCTTTCGACACTTCCTTCGGGTTCCACTCAATGTTCCATCGATTGATGGCACATCGTGAACTCACTTGAGATCTAGAAGCATACATATCAAAAGATAAGTCTACTTCGTCCAGCTTTAAACGAGTGAATAAATACTTGTAAAAAGCCACGACCTCATTATGAGGGAACCCACCTGGATTAGTACCGTTATATCCCCTTTGGGGGATAAGAGCCATAACGTTCCTAGCAAAGCTAGGAGCGCAAGCTCTAACGGCCCGCTGACCAAGAATACTGATTGCGGAATGGAGATTCTCAGGAACTACATTAAAAGCTTTAAACTTATAAGCAGTAGCCTGAGGTAAAATCAACCTCCCTCCGAATTCAGCTACACGTGGAGAGGACACTGACTTATGTTCGGATATTGGTATACCAAGATCCTTACACATTCGTCTGTATACTCCCGCCGCACCTGTATTCGTGATGACAATGTCATCGCCAAGTACTACGTATTGGTCCTTATGCTTACCCCACTGCCCAGTCGCCCGCCTAAAGGCGAGACGTACAAGGAAATGGTGTGAAAGCGCAAACATTGCAAAAGACGCTTGGGCACCTAACGGTTGCCCTTTTGTCCATGTAACGTGAGTTCTCTCTCCAGCTTTTGGAGATCGAATCATTGCGCCTGGTTTTAAAACCAGAGATTCATAAAGCGTCAGGAACATATTCCACGATTGATGGCTTCTCTTCCCTGAAGAAAGGTTTTCTAAACATAGTTTAGTCACCTCCCAAGGGAAAGAGTCGGTCGCTGAAGAAAGATCAATAGAATGAACTATCTTACCTTCCTGCAGCCAGGCGTGTACTTTACGTACACCTTTGTCCTGGTCAAATGTGCAGTCCTCGTGAACAGATCGCAAGAAGTCATAAAGACTCCTTGAATAATGTTTAAACATTTCGTTCTGCCACGGTGGTGCAGCATAAAACCAACGAACTTTCCCGTCGCTTTGTATCCGGTGATCTACATAACCAAAAGGCCAGTAAACACCAGAACTAACTTCGGGATCTATTCTGTATCTGATCAACCACGGTGGTAGTTTCCATCCGTTGAACTCGGAGTACTCCATGGCTTCCATAGCCATAGACATCTCTTCATTTCGGAATAGAATCGGTTGGATAGGATGACAATTAGGACTAAGTTTGCCTTCGGGGAACACAAGTGTTCTCCGATGGTCAGTTCTCGGCTTCCCGTTTTTATCCGGTTTTGCCAGGATCTGATTCCAGATGTCGACACCCTCAAGGGTGGAGTCCGTGCGCTCAACAGCGTCGTGAAACTTATCGATATCTGACTTACTCAGTACTCTTTCCTTTCCTAAGAAAAGAGTCCACGTGCGTAGCACTTGGATTAATTGTAAGAATTGTTCGTCTGAACCGCTCTTGGTGAGAGTCTCAGGGTACGTAATGTACACCTTAGACCACCAAGGCGGTCTTGTTATTTCATCAGTACCGGCC